TTGCTGTACCACCTTGTATGTTTGATGCAGTTCCAAATAAAGAACCTGTTATTGAAGGTGCCATTAATGAACCTGTTATCTGTACTTGTGAACCAGAGGCAAAAATTAAGTTTGATCTGTTACCAGTACTTGTTCCATTTCCTACTATAAAAGCTGATTGTGCAGGGGATAAAATATTATATTGCCCTTGGACATGTTGGTAATTTCCTTGTGCTGTTGTATTAAGCCCTTCTGCATGTGAACCTGTTCCTTCTGTTTTTGTTTGGTATCCTTCAGCATGTGAATATACTCCATTTGCGTCTGTATTAAATCCCTCTGCATGGGAAGATGTTCCTAATGTTGTTGTACTTTGTCCTTCGGCATGTGAGGTTATCCCAATTGATTTTGCACTAGCTCCTTCAGCATGTGAGCGACTTCCTGATGCATTTGTACCATTTCCTTCTGCATGTGAGTATGTTCCTGATGCTATTGCGCTTAAACCTTCTGCATGTGAATAGCTTGCTGATGCTTGTGATTTAAACCCTTCTGCATGTGAATTTACTCCTATTGTGTCTGTACTATATCCTTCTGCATGGGAATAATTTCCGATTGCCTGTGTTATGTATCCTTGTGCATGTGAGTACGATCCTGATGATAAGGTATTAAATCCTTCTGCATGTGAGTATTGTCCTAATGCCTGTGTAAGGCGTCCTTCTGCATGTGAGTAGTAGTCTGATGCTGTAGTACTAAGTCCTTCTGCATGTGCTCCTAGTCCTGAGGCTTCGTTTCCTGCGACCCCTTGTGCTAGGGATCCTGTTATAGATGTATTACCATTTAGGCTTGTTGTTCCTTGAACTGTTAGAGTGTTTGTAGCATTTGTTGTTCCTATACCTATTTTGCTACCTAATTGGTAGATTGAACTAGTTGTTAAAGAAGTTGCAGTCTTCCAAAGTGTAATGTAATTTGCTGTACCTCCCTCTATGTTCGATACAGTTCCAAGAAAAGAACCTGTTATTGAACCACTTACTCTAAGTGATCCTGTTATTTCAACTACACCATTATTTTGTGTTCCGTAGGCAAAAATTAAGTTTGATTTATTGGCATTGGATGTCCCGTTTCCTAATATAAAAGCTAATTGTGCTGATGAAGATATATTATATTGACCTTGAACGTGTTGGTATGATCCAGATGCAACTGTACCTAAACCTTCTGCGTGTGAGCCGATTCCTATTGCTACAGATCCTGATCCCTCTGCATGTGAATGTGATCCTGATGCTGTTGTATTGTTTCCTTCAGCATGTGATGCAACTCCGTTCGCTATTGTATTTAAACCTTCTGCATGCGAATAGTCCCCTATTGCGTCTGTACTATATCCTTCTGCATGTGAGTACAATCCTATAGCTTCTGTAAGATATCCTTCTGCATGTGAAGAAGATCCTGATGCTGTTGTAGCAAATCCTTCAGCATGTGAACCAAATCCTGATGCTGTTGTGCTAACTCCTTCTGCATGTGAGAAGCTTGCTTGTGCTACTGCAGAAGATCCTTCTGCATGTGAATAGGATCCCTCTGCCCTTGCAGTTTGTCCTTCTGCATGTGAGTAAGATCCTGATGCTATCGTACCAAATCCTTCGGCATGTGAAAAGGATCCTGATGCTGTTGTATTTGATCCTTCTGCATGTGAGAAGTCCCCTACTGCTTGTACATCTTCCCCACCTACTTGAGAATAAATTCCTATTGTTAAATTTCTAGCTCCTTCTGGTTTTCTAGTTGATCTTTTTGCCATGATACTTAATTAGTCTATTGCTGTTTCTAATAAAGATAGTATTACGTGTATGTTACCACTACCTGCAGTGGCTGTTGCATAAAAGCCATCTCCTTTTTGTAAGATAATTTTTCCTGGAAGTGGGTTCATTGATTCTCCCTTAGCAATACCTGATCCAGATACTATATAAACTGGTGCAGCTGATCCTGATTTAGTTATATGCATTCCAAAGTACTGTGTACTTGGTGTTACATTTGCTACAGCAGCAGATAGTACAATTGTAGATACTGAAGCTGTTGTTGAGTATAGTAGTATTGGACTTGTTGTTAATGATCCTGTTACGGATAGGAATGTATTTAATGGTATTTTAGTTGCTGCCATATTGTTATTTTTTTGTTTTATGTTAACCTTCTAATGCTAAGTTTATTGGTATTGTTAATGCTGATACAGATTTTGAAAATGATCTACCATCAATTGTTCCTGTATCTTGTCTGATTACAAAATCATCTCCTGCATAGAAATCTCCTGTTTCATCTCCTGATGTATGGTAAACTCTTCCTAATCCTTCATTAAAAATCCTTCTCTCTACTGATGTTTTACCTGTACCTCCTTGGTTGTTAGGAAATGCTAAGTAATTTACACCTGATCCTGCATACGAAAAATCATGTGATGTTGATGTAATTAATGATCCAAATTCCTCTAGTAGTGTTACTTCTTGTATTAGTGCACTTGTTGCTGGATTGGCTACTACTAGGTCTGCGATTGAACCGCTTGGTATTTTTATTAACTCAGCAACTTTAGTTTTTGCTTGTTCAGATAAGCCTGGTAATGCTACTATACTACTACTTATCGATGTAAATGCTCTTAAATAATCCTGTGCAATATTTGTGTACGTACCCGATGCGTCAGGTACAGCAGTTCCTAATCCTGAGTTTAATACTCTAGTTGCAGTTGAACCTGATATTGGTGGAAAATATGCTTGTGTAAATCGTACCGTATATCCAGATCCTGTAGTAAGTAGATCTGCTTTAATTGCATCTATTAACTGTCCTGCATCTGTTGCACATTTTGCTCTTACTACTGCATTCTCCTGTGTATTTGTATATCTCCCAGAGTTAGGACTAGTTGCTACTAAGTAGTCTATTTCATTAGTAATAATTGTTTGTCTTGCATTCTCTATTGTAGTTGCATAGGTTGCTGCTGAAGCAACTAAAGTTGTTGGGACAGCTGATGTATTTGGAGCTACTTTTTTATACCTATCTTTTTCTTGTAATACTACACTTGATATTGTGTGGTTTAATGTATTTACAAGTTGTCTAACTTTTGCTTTAGCAGGTGCTGATAATGATGAAGTGTATATATAATCCGCTATTGCATTAAAAGTAAGTAAATAATCTTTTGTAAACTTTTTACCATCTGAACCTGCATCACTACCTGATTTTTGTGGAATAACTGTTATTACTCCTTTTGTGTATGCGTTAGAAGCGCTTGGTAAAGTGTATCTTGTATTAGTAGATATATCCTGAGCTTTAAAATACCCTTGTGTAAATCTTGAGATGTTTGTTGCTGTTGATGATTTTAAATCTGCTACAAGAGCATCTACTAAATATTCTGCATCTTTTTTACAATTTGCTAAAAGAGCATTACTTTCAGTAGTTCCTGCGTATACACTACCTGTATATGCAGTAGATCCGCTTGCTTGTAAAAATGCTATTTCATAGCTTTGTATATCTCCTTTCAATGTTGAAAGCAAATCAGCAGAAGCAGTATATATAGCGGGATCAACTGTTGAAGTATCTGGGTTAATCATTATTCTGGATCCACTTGTTCTTAGTCCGTAATCACCAAATGTAGTATTTGAGTTTAGTAAGGAAGCATGTCCTCCATCTATTGCAAAAACACCCACTCTACTAAAGTTTGTAAAGAACGATACCATTTGCCCATATCCTCTACCTCTTAAACATATTCCAATACCATTAAATGCTACTTGAGTATATGCATCTACAATCATAGATTTTAAAGGAGAGTATGGATCAAGTACTGAATCATCTACTATCATTCCACCTGGTCCGTTTCCTACTTGTGAGTTTCCATCTTCAAAACTTAATGGTGTATAGAACTTATCGAATGGCGTATTAACTGCTGTACAGTTTTGAATGTAAGGAGAAGTTGTTAAGTATGCACCTGGTTGGTATGCGAAGTAGAATCCTTGTCTAGGATCCTCTAAACTATCTAATACACATCCTTCTAATCGTAATCCGTAAATATAGGTTGCATTATTAAGTTGAAATAAATTTGAACCACTAGTGGATCCTGATGGTGCTACTATTACCGATCTTAAATCATTTCCGTTTATAGTTGTAAATGCTGGTACAATTACTGGAGCATCTTCACTGTAGTATCCACTCTTAACATTTATATTTATTCGGTATGGAGCGGATCCTGTTTGACTCGTAGGATTAGCAGCATACTGGTCTGCAGATGCTGTACATGCTCTTTTAATTGTTCGAAAGCTGGTTTGTAAGGTCTTTCCATCAAAACTATCGTTACCATTTTCTGTAACATAAAATACCTTTGTAAGGGCATTTACACTACTCAACTTACTTCCATCTCCAAATATTGAACCAGTTACCTGTAAAGATCCTGTTATATTTAATGATCCTGTTATTTGTACTTGTGAACCAGAAGCAAAGATTAAGTTTGATCTAGTAATTAAACTACCATTTCCTAATATGAAAGCTGATTGTGCTGATGAAGATATGTTATATTGGCCTTGAACGTGTTGATATGATCCAGATGCAACTGTACCTAAACCTTCTGCGTGTGATCCTGATCCTAATGCTAGTGATCCTGATCCTTGAGCTAAGGATCCTAATATAGTTTGATTTCCTACTAACTCACTTGCTCCTGATACTAAAAGAGAACCTGTTATAGTATTTGTTCCTACTACAGTGTTAGAGCCAGATATAAAAACGGAACCTATTATGGTTTTAGCTCCTATTAAGGTATTTGAACCTGTTATTAAAAGCGAACCTGTTATTTGGACTTGTGATGCTGATGCAAATATTAGATTTGATCTTGTAGTTGAGCTACCATTACCTACTATAAAAGCGGCTGGTGATGAAGAAGAAATATTGTAAGCTCCTTGAACTTGTTGGTAGGGCCCATCTGCTACTGTATCAATACCACCTGCATATGAGTATAATCCTGGTGTTGTTGTGTTGAGTCCAGTTTGAATACTACCTGAGATCTTTACGATTGTTCCTGGATCTCCATTTCTTGCTATGTTTACTCCATCTACTATTTTCCATTGAAGTGGAATTTGTAGTACTTTTTGCGTAGGACCAAAAGTATCACTGGCTGTATAATATAGCGCAATACTTCCTGTTTCTAATGATGCTGAGTAAATGTTAGAGGCAAAGTTCTCATCTACTTCTAGATGAGTAAGTGCTGTTCCTTTATTTGTTCTTAGTTTTATTGCCATTACCTTATTCTATGTGTGTATTTTTACTCTATACAATAGGTTGTATATTGATTTATTATAAATATGTCGTTTATCTCAATAATTAATTTTTTAATTACTTGGATAACTTATAGTAAACCTACTATTATATATCTAACTGTACAACTATAGTCATTTCTGTATTTGCTGATTTAGGTACTGGTTGTGCCATCTTTCCTACTGCTATTAACTCATTTGCATCATTGTATAATCCTACTGTGGTAATGTATGGTTGAAAGGAAGATCCTGTTATGTTATTTTTTAATACTCCATTAGAGTTGTTTACTGATGTGGAGTAAATATCACCTATGTTATCGTAAGTAGTTTTTATTGAACTTGATAGTGCAGATGGATTGTATGTATAGTTAAACTCCGACTCTTTTATTTTACAGTTATAGGTATGTGTAAAAATTGGATGACTTGTTTGCCAAGTTATCTCAGACTTTAGTGTTATTGTATTTCTAAGTCCTGTAATTGCTAGCGGATCTGTAAGTATTAAAATTCCGTGGGAATATACTATATCTCCTACGTACTTTCTTGGATCTGAATTATATATGTATAGCCCACCTTCTTGATCATCAACCACTGATCGTGTTACTATTTGTTCAATAACCACATCTTCGTTTGATGTTACGTCAGGGGTAAACACAGATATATCTGGCCAGTACGCGTACTCCTGCAATATGTATTTATCTTCCGGCATATCAAACATTGATAACTTAAACGGTGGGCCTGGTTTAATGTAAGTGCCGTATAAGTTTCGAGGTATTGATATTACTAGTGATGCAGAAACATTCGTACTACCGCTTTGTAGGTTCTGTCTTGTATCGGGGTTATAGAGTGTTGTTTGGTCGTAGTAATCATATGAATGGGAAACTATATTACCCTCCGATTTAGAAGGGTAGTATAGTTGCTTTAAGCTGTTATATAAGCTTCCAGTAACTGACTGTATAGTTATTCCTAAACCGGTGTATGCGGTATTAGCTACTGTGTAAGTTTTATGAGCAGTACGCGATGTTATATATACATCTTGTTTGTTTAATTTTTTGTAAGCACCCATTCATTAAAAATCAAGTTTAATTCTTATTAATGCTTCTTTTGTAAAATCTTTTAGCAATGGTCTTGATAATTTTGCAACTCCTAATAAGTCGTTATTATCATTATACAGTCCTACTGTTGTAATGTACGATTGTGGAGTATTTATCATTACGTTATGTCTTAGTTCTCCTGAACCTGTAATATTGGATGGATTAGTTGAATAGTTAAATTCGCTATTTCTTACTCTAATAAATACATAGTTTGAAGTTAGTGTCTCTTCTGATCTTAGTTGAAAACTTGATCCAGATGATATTGCTGTTGCAAAGGTATTTATATTATTTCCATTTGAATTATAGCTTTCTGATACGTTTAAATTAATTCCAATAGTAGGGTGTTTTAATGCATTTGCGTTTAAGACAAGTACTCCAATATCTGGATACATTTTTCCAAACGATCCTGATGCTGCTGTAAATGCGGTTAGGTCTGAGTTTGTAATTCCACTTTGTAATGTTCCACTTACAATATCATATACTCTTCCTGCATCTACATATGAGATTGTCGATAAAGCTGTGCTATTGTCTATAAGGTTTATTGTGCGACTACCACTTCCCAGTCTTAGTTGAAAACTACCTGGTAGTATTTTTTCTTTATACCTACCTCTATTAACTGATATAACATAGACTGAGTTTGGAGTTGGTGCTCCTGCTCCAAATGTAAAATCTGTATCCTCATCTCCATTTATTAACGTCCTATACTGTCCGTATATTACCGATGATGGAGACTTGCCAACTTCTGTAGTACTAATTAGTGCCGATCCACTTCCTCTTCTATTTCCATATGCTGCTGCAAATTGAATATCTCCTGCACCTAAAGCTGCTGCAAATATATTATAGTAGTATTTTCCGGATGTAAGGCTTGCTTGAGAGCTGCTAAAAATAGTAGTTAAATTTGTTTGTTGGTTAGACCAAGCTGGTGCTACTATTGATTCTGCACTTAGTGCAATGTCTTCTGTATCAAATCTTTTAAATGACATATCTTATTGGTTTGCTTTTATGATAGTTACTGGAATTGTTAGCCTGGCTCCTGAATCTCTACCTATTACTGTAATAGTTGTTTGTAGTGTTGTATTGTTTCCAAACAATGTATTTACTGTAGTTGCTGTTAAGTTAATTGAGGTTCCTATTACTGTTTTAGATACATTAGTTCCTAAAGTAGTGGTTGAATTTAAAGCTGCTGCTTCAGTTGTATTAATACCAACGCCATTAAAGGTATTTAAAACTCTAGCATCTGCAATAGTTGCTACATACCCTCCTGCTTCAAAAGTATTTGTGCTACTTAGGTAGTTAAGTGTTTGAGGGGTAATTGCTAGTGATGCTCCTTGCTTTAGTCTAATTGCTGCAAATCCTAAATCAAGTATTGGAAGTTTTGAAGTTCCTCTTGGTAGGGTTACTAGTTTATACTTCATAATTTGGTTTTCATCGGGAAATGCCTCTAGTAGTGGCATACCTTCTATTGCTTCACCATAGTATGCTGATCCTGATACGTGATTAGGGTTATACAGTGTGTAATCTATTTCGTCATCTGCCAATGCAAATTGTGTTATTTTAAAAGATCCATCTCCTCTTGCAAGTAGTTCTCTTCCTTTTTTTGTTAAAATTGCATCTACAGTTACTACTGTATTATTTAAATATCCCATCTTACTTTGTTTTTATTAATAAATATGTCTTGTTACTATTTTTGCTTTTTACCATTTTTATAAGTAGTTAGTTGTACTACCACTTATTACTTGTCCTTTTAAACCTATATTTAAAATTGTTGCTGATCTGTTTGTTATAAACTTACCTTCTCTTAGTGCTAGAAAACCAGCTCCAGCTCTTCTATATAGGTATGTTGGATTAACCTTATAGATACGAGAGTTATCATTAAATGAACCTGTTCTAGGTGTTCCACTGTACCCTCTCACTATGTTAAGTGTTCCAGTAGTAGTGCCTATGTTCTCAAACGGATAGTAGTTTGTATTTGTTGTAGGAGGTGTTACACTTAAGATCTCTGTAGATATTCCTGATATTGATCCACTTACTCGTAAAATATCTGTTATGCCTATTGGATTTTTTAATATATCTGAGCCTATTGTTAATACTACTTGTGTTGTGTTTTGATTAAACCCACTGTTGTCTGACGATACAAAGGTCCAGTTTGTGTCGATGAGAGCGTAGTCTGGTACTGTGCCTATTCCATTATAGAAGAACTCTTCATACTTTACTGTGTTTGCTTGCTGTTCGCTTACTATAAAACTATCTAATACGCCTTTCTCATAAAACGCTCCTTGAACAGGTGTAGCTGATATAAACGGATCTGTATTTCCATTGGTTATTGTTGTTAGTGTACTTCCTTCATACCTAGGATTTATCCAAGTCCTGCTCAAGTAGCTACTGTCTTGTATGTCTGCAGGCTGTGCAGTATCTGTTAATATGCTTGGTAGGTTTCTTGGATTTGAACCTGTTCCTACTAACGCTATTTTGTCTAATTTATATGCATAGATTGATTGCCTACTTTGTTGTACATCTCCTATAAGAATGTTATAGGCACTTGTACTAAAACTCTCTTGTGTCGATGTAGGTTCTAGTATTAACTCTGTAATGTACTCTTCGTATCCAGTGGCTGATCCTGTTGTTGGATTAATGATTACTGGTCGTTGATTTTCAGGATATATTTCATATACAAAGTATTGCTGTACAACACTTTTGTTTATTAGTCTATAAGGCAATAGCGAATCTGTAACTGCTATACTAATTACTGAACCTGATGCTGGTAGCTTCAGGGTTACTGTGATTGCTTGTTCTAAAGTTGTTAGTGTAGTTGTATTATCTACTTGTAGTGCTATTGCGTCTATAGTGGTTCCTAGTGATGAGGTGTTAAATAGTGCTATAACCTGTGTTCCTGCACCTCCTATGTAGCTCTCTGATAACGTATCTGATAGTAAGAATTTAAAGTCTGAAATAGTCATGGTTGGTTATGGTTATATAGATGGTCCTATTGATACTATAGCAGTCGGCGCAATAAATGACTTCATGTAGGTAGCTACAATGCTTAACTGTATGGTGTATTCCTCTTCTGCTACTAGTCCGTTTAGTGTATTAAGGTCTAGGTAAGCTGCTGTGACGCTTGGTGTACCATTAGATCTTAGTATAGGAGTTAATGTGTATAGTAGTGTTCCTCCTGAGTATATTCTGTAATATGCTTGAGCTCTGTCAGGATTTTCATTAACGTATAGTGACAGATTTAAAGTTCCAAAGTTTCCTGATGCTCCTAGTGTCATAGTTGCTTCAGCTACTGCATCAATGCTTTGTAGTTCAAATTCTCCATACTGATTTACAAAATTTCCGGATAGGGTTGTTCCATTTGGTGTTGGTTGGCTTACTATTACAATGTTAGTTGTCTGTTGCTGACAAGAAGCAATGCTATTGTCTTTAAGTCTTACCTGAAGAGATGTTCCTATGCTTTGGGTAAAGTTGTATGGGGTATTAATTGGACTTTCTATGTTGTTTATCACTGTGTAGTACTGTGTATTTGTATTTGATCCTGTAGTAAAAAATGTATTAAGTTGTACTTGTGTATCGTATTGTACTGTACTAGGATTACTAAGTCGTACTATGTCGCAGAATTCAGTTTTAAATTTTGCTGAACCTGTACATCCTGCAGGTGTAGGTTTAGATGCACTTACTATGTAGGTTGTGTAGTTTTTATTAAAATCGTATGTACTTGCAGTTGATGTAATAATTACTGGTGTTTCTGAGCCTGAGTATATTTGATATGTAGCTGTAGCATCTCCGGGTATGCTAAATCTCTGCCTAATGCTATAGTTGTTATATGTAAATGGAGCAGTATCGTCTCTTGTAACTATGAAAGTTCCATAATTTGGTGTAATTCCACAAATGTTTGATGGAAAATCTTTAATTAATCGCACCTGTTGATTGGCAATAGGTATTGGATTTTGTATTTTAAATGAATTGTTAATGTTTAAATTAACTGTAGAAACGGTAATATTTGATTGACCTAATTCTCCTGTATATTCGGGTAGCCTTGTACCTTGGTTCCTAGTATCTTGCCCTAGTCCTTGTGGAGTTTGTATAAAATTTATCCAAGAAGTATCGTAGTGGCCACCAATTGCTGTAGTAGATTCAAAAGCTCCTCCATCTGATCCTGATATAAATGCTGTATCAATTGATGCTGTATATTCTGGTTGTGTTGCAGAAACTGCTACTGATTTTGCTTTTGATCTATTAAGTAGATTTGGTTTAATAATAACTCCTGTAGTTGCTACTGCTCTAGCTGGTATAAAGTCTTTTATAGTTTTAAAGATTGTATTATCAAAAAACTTAATTAATCTTACATAATCTTGCAAGTCGTACTGCTCTAGTGATTGTAAAATTTGTTGTGCTGCTGTGTCTAGTCCTGAGTAACTTCCTGAGGTTATGTTGGTAGGATCTCCTAAGTACTGGTCAATATTAAAAGTAGCTGACGATTGTGATATGATATACTGGTCGATATTATCTGTAGGAGAGAATCCTACTTCAATAGTATGTAAATCGTTTGTGTACTTTTGATCTACTTTTGCTATTGACGTAAAATTGGATAAAGTATTTCCATCTATAACGCTTCCTGTATTATCTAATCTTATTTTATCTAATGAACTTGTAACGTATTGTGTATTTGCAAAAAATGGTAAATTTGTTTGGTTAGTTCCTCCATACAACTTTATATCTAAAGTGTTTGCTGGTATACCATAACAGTTAATTAAAGCTCTTAATCCTCTCTCTGTTCCTTTTGATTTTAAAAGTAAAGGAAGATTGTGGTATATACGTTTTTGTATTTCTTTTTGATAATTGTCGTACGAAGTTGGTTGAATAGGAGTGTTAGAACCTGTTAATGATCCTGTTATATATGTACTAATTTTCTCACTACCTGATTGATATGCTTGTCCGATAAATGTGGTAAATAAATCCTCTACTGATTTGTTGGAAGTATATAGTTTTACTCCAAAGTTTCTTAGAGCTTCTGCTACTAAGTCTTTTGAAATACCGTAATTAATTCTATTATCAGCATCATATTTATCTGTTACTGCTTTTGAATATAGCCATAGGTTATCAAAATGCTGACCTATCATATAAACAAATGTTAAATAATTTTCATTATTCGTATCATCTCTTAGGTATGTTGGAATACTGTAAGCGAGTGAGCTATTATTTGCTAAGTCGTACTCAATTGCTTTGCTAATTTGGCCCGTGTACCAAGTTATTGATTCAGAATTACTACTTGGTTTGTTTATGTGTGGCTTGGTTGTATTGCTTTTTGGCCAACAGCTACTTCCAGATTCGTAGTATAAAAATCTCTCGTAGTGATCAAAGTTACTTACAATGCCAGTTATTAATCCTTCATAATAAGTTGTAGTTCCTAATACTCCTTCAAGCCCTATAGTTGCATTGGAGTTTTCGGATATACTCGATGAGTAGCTTGCTACTAAATCTAGTTTATATTTAAAGTTTAATAATCTTTCTTGTGCTGATGAGAAGTGTACGAAGTCGTTAAAGTCCGAATAATCTACATTAATGCTTATTCCTTTTTCATTAACCGTTGAAAATATTTCACTATTTGCATTGTTAATTGGATAGCTAAATAGCTCATTGTAGTTATAATATTGAGTAGGTATCACACTATCATCTGCTATTTCAATATTAAAATTAGCAGATCGTAAGGTTGGTGGTACTTCAGGTACTTCTATTGTTTGTGAGTCTACCTCATAGACTACTGAATCCGACACTATATCTACAATACTTAAAGTGCTTTTCGTACTATAAGTAGTTGGAAGTGGTTCGTATAACTTAACTACTACTACTTGCTCAGTATCAGTACCTAAAGTATCTATATTAGTTGCAATAAATAAATCATTATTTTTAAAATTTAATCTAAATCCTGTAAAATATGATTGATTTTGTAAATTAGCTTTAATGTTTGAAGTTATTGTTGCAACTACTTCAGGTGTTAAGTTTAAAGTTGAAAGTGATAGTTCTGTCCTATCTGGTGATATGCTTTTAATATAGAATTCTACAGTGCTAAGATCTTCGCTATATAAATCATCTAAAAAGTGGTATAGTAGCTTTATTCCTGCATTTTCGTAACCATAAGCCTTGCTATCTTGTATTGGATCTATTGTCAATATAGATGTTCCTGCTTGTCCGGCAGATTGTGCATTTCCTAATAAAGTATACGAATTGTATGTGTACGTACTTTCTAATAACTCATCCGATAAAGATAGTATGTGTAGTTCTGAGTAATGCTTGGTTGGATCAAACGTACTGTTAATCTGAAACGAAGATACCAATGCTTTATCTTCTTGAGAGTATTGTTCAAAACCTGTTATGTTTTCTGGTAAATCTTGATTAACTGTATAAACTATATCTGCCATCTATATTATGTTTGTTTCTAGAGCTAAGATTTGCTGAGCTTGGCTAAGATTTTCTGTTCTTAATTCTGCTATCTCATCCAATAGTGGTTGAATATCTTCAGTAACTTTATCAAAATTAAGCAACTCTGAGCTTCTGTTTACTAAGTATCTGTGAGAGTTTTGATCTCCTTCAATATCTATTGAGTAGTATAGCTTATCGTATAGTCTAAATAATTCTTCAGAAGTATCTAAATCCTCTTCAGGAACGGGTTGTGTAAATGTCTTAAAAGATGTATCTACTACTTTTAAAAAATCTACATTACCAAAAACTGTCTTTTGTATACTAATATCGTTAGCCATTTCTTACTACTTTAAATATATTCTGGTTATCTACTACCGTAGTGCTTCCATCTAAAGTCGTCTTTACTAATATACGATAATATCTCTCAGGTTGCAACCCATCCATATATACATCAAAAAATGCTCCGTTTGAATCACAGCTTATTTTTGTAAATTGTGTATCAAAATCTACAACCATCTCTTCCGTATTTTCATCTCTCAATCCCCAGTACGAAGCTGAAGGTAGTGCATAGTTTGTTAAGAATGCTGATGATGTTGTAAAAGACCTTACCGGGTATTTAGGTCTTGCTGACATTCTAAATCTCTGTTTTCCTACGTCTGTATATTTTCCTTTATTATTAGTTAGATTAATAATTGAAGTGCTGTTTGATAGTACGGAAAGAGATCCTGTACTATATGCACTATCATCCCATTTAAATTGTAAGAATGGTGGGTAGATTGTATTGGTATCTACGCCATAATATTTAAGTCGAATAGAGGCTGTAGTGTTGTACTCGAGATTGTCTGGTAGTTTTACAATAAACCCGTTATTAACTAACGTAGCGCTATTAAACAGTTGTATAGCTTTTGTTACATTTATATTAACATCGTTGGTTGAGTTTAGTACATGTGATTGGGTAAATTCTAAATTAATACCTGCTGATCCTGTATACCAATTTCCTCCTCCTGGAGTTGATCCAGACTTGTACGATCCTGTTGTATTTACTGCAAATCCTGTTGTTATCCAAGGAGATGCTTCTCCTGCTTGTTTATTTATCCAAGAAACTCCTGTAGTATTTGTTGGAATATCCCCAAACTTTCCTACACCACTATTCCATGATCCATATACTGGGTATGCGTATAGAGTGTATTCAACTGGTATTTGGTATGCATCTGCTAGGTATAGGTTTATACTAGCACTATAATTTGCTTGACCTATTTTATTTGCAATTACATCTTGGATTTCTGAGGTTGTGTATTGAATCAGTAAGCGGTTAGTTTCCCCTATACCTGTAATATCTGAGTACCCTCCTATCTCAATTATTTCATCCTTACCAGCATTTCCTGTTGGTACTTCTGATGATATAAACGCATCCTTTTCAGGAAATATTCTGTATACTGCCATTTTATAGTGTTGTTATTCTTCCTTTAATATCTGTGTCTGGGAATTTTACTTCAAATATACATGGATCGTAAGAAGGGTATACTATGTTGTTTCTAGTTGCTCCTACTATGTCATATGCATATTGTGAATATACTCCACCTACATTATTTACTACTTCAACTTTTTGCACTGTCTGCACTCCCTTTTCTTGATCAAGTAGTGTATAGATACTCGAAAGATTAATTGGTTGATTTATATTCCACTTTGTTATATCAAAATAATCTTTTAGTCTATTTGTACATGCAAGTAGTACGTCTCTTCCTGAGAAGTTTGGCTTTACTATTATATCGAAATTAACTCCAATAGTTACTACAAAAGCATCTTTAATGTTAATAGCATCTGTTAGTACCATATACTCTGAAAGATATACTTTTAAGTTACTTTTTAGTGTAGTTGTTGCTGTTACTAAGTTCTTGTTATTGTTATATGCTAAAGTGTATAGAGATAGTGATAGTGGATTACTATCAATTATACTATCTGTACTATTGTTTGAATTTGTTAGTTGATCTTGTGTTATATATACTTTTGCAATTGATCCGTATTTAGAATCCATTGATAACGATCTAACGGTGTAATCCTGAAGGGTTACTGCTCTTCCTTGTTCGTTAAACGATCTTAATGAGTTCTCTCTTAATTCGTCAATAGTATCTCCATCTCTTCCTCCAGCAGCTGCTAATGGATTGTTAAATGTAAGTGAGTTTGTTGGATCTGTAATAGGGCTAACTCTAGTAGTTATTGTATTTGCAGGAACATTTGCTGCTACTCCTCCACCTACTAAGTACTTAATTGTTAGTGTTGTGTTTGAAGGTGCAAGTCCATATGCTTTTGTTGATAAGAAATTTGATGGATCAAAAGCGTAATCAATTCTAGAGATTCCTTGATTTGAGCCAAATCCTACATTTGCTGGGTCTGGTGTTATTATTGAATCATCTTGTCCTGCCATACCTGCTCCAAATTGAATTTGTAATTGGCCTGTAGAGGTAAATCTCGTTACGAATCTTCTAGAAACTCTTTGTAGTGTTAAGCTGTATGGTACAACTTGTTCATCTGTACTGTTATTTGTATTGTCAACAAATACTGTGTCCTGTCCTAAGAACGGAACTTCGTACCATAAATTATCATTACTATCTCTTACCGACTGAATGCCTATTATACTGGTATCATCAATAGTTATTGTTTTAAACTTCTCTACAGAAGTAATTGCTTGTGTAATAGTTTTAATTTCTCCTGATGTAGCTTTTACTGTTTTGGTTAATCTAAATTGATTAGGATTTCCTAAGTTATTAAGTGATTCTACTGTTACTTGTGTATTGTCGTATGGGCCTGAGAAGGTAAAGTCGATAGGTTTGTTTGTAACAAAATTAACATTTCCTGCTGATGTAGATTTTAGTTGTGTGTTTGCTGGGATCTGTAGTGCTTGTGTTAAGTCTGGATTACCATCTAAAGCTCCTACTACATGAGATACTTCTATATCAACCTCTGAAGGAGTTGATATTTTTGGACGATACCCCATCATGTATGCTAAGTTAAATAGGTTTGCTGGATTCTTGGCATGTTGTATGTAAGTCTCTTGGAGTTGTGTATCTTGATAAAATGATAATACGTCTCCTACATAGGCCGCCATTTCTATAAACATCATACCTGGTGATGTAGGTGAGAAGTCGTTGTAGGCGTCCGGAAAGTAGTTTTTAGCGTACTCTATTAACTGATTCTTAAAGTCTCCAAAGTCTTTATTTACGTATTTTATATCTCTATCTTGAGCCATTATTGTTCAAAATTAATTGCTAGTTCGTCTTGTATATTTGTTTGTGATACACTATAATTTATATAAACTGTAGTTGTATTTGTATCGGGAGTGCTTATTATTCGTATATCATTTGCTACTACATTTGGAAACCAATCTGCTAGTCCTTGCGACACTATATACCTAATTTGCTCTTCTACATCTTGAGATATTTGCTCAAATAAAATTGCCCTAAGCCCTGCACCAAAATTAGGATTAAGAAACCTTTCGCCTTTTTCAGTTAAAAAATAGTTAATAATATTAGACTTTAAGGCATCTTTTGTTGTATAGGTAGAGTTAAACACAGCCTTAGCAGAAAATGGCAAACTCACCCCAATTGCTTTTCTAGGCTGTAAATCTAACGGGTTTATTTGTTGTACATTAAATGCCATTATGCTCCAAATCTTTGTCTATCTTTTTCTACTGATGCTTTGTATACGTCTCCTGCTTTCATCATAAAATCAAACTGTGTTATATCTAATCCCGGTTCTGGGCCTTGTCTAAAGTTTTCTATAGGATTCATTCCTAGACCTGGTGCTTGTACCATGTTGGATGTTGCACTTACCATGCTTTGATAATCTCCTTGAGTCATAGAGTACTTTGTCTCATTCATTAAATCAGCAATTGGATCTCCTGTAGGAATTGGTCTTGCTACTGTAGGTTTATAGTTTTGGTACTTTGTTATAGTTTGCTTAGGTGGTTGTACAGGTTTTGCGTCTTGAGATAAAATTGTGTTTAATTCCTCACGAACTGCTTCTTTTACTGCTTCTTTTATTAATTTTTTTAATAAATCTAACTTCATATTAATAAATAGTTATGTTATAATAATTGGTCTATTCTAAATTTTAATTCATCTAATAGTATTTGTGTTGATGAGCTAAATGAAGATGGTCCTGATAGTCGCACTGTACCCCCTCTATCTATAGCTATTGCATGTCTTTTTGGAGCTAATTTAAAATCAACTACATCTTGTACTATCTCTAGTCTATATCCTTTATAGAAAAAATCTTCTTGTGGTATTGTGTTTGAACTAGATTCTGCTATACTAGTTTCTACTAATAGTTCCGATGGATTTTTTATGCATGCCTGTATTTGAGCGTCTAAAGATTCTAGCCTTTGCTTCATGTTTTTTATTATTGCAGAAACTCCTAATATAATAGCATTTATAGCTGCTGCTTCAGCTACTAATCTGTCTAGTATTTTGTTTAGTTTTATTAGGGTATTGCTATATTTTGTTAAAATATTAACAGGGATACCCACTCCTGGTGGAACTGCTGTAGGAATTGGTATTGATGTTATTATTTTTATTAGCAGTTTAACTGCTGTTACTGTAATTAACAATGTTTGTGCTATCTTTGCTAACTTATCAACTCTTTTTTGAAAACTATTTACATTCTTAAGTAAATTGTTTCTTATTTTTATAATCCTTTGTAAATCTTTAGGATTAGGGCATTGATTTAAAAACTTATTCAATATCTTAAACAATTCCGTCTGTATGCGAAGTATTAGCTGCGCTCTTAGAGTACCTACCAAGACTGCTACTATAGCAGCAATTCCTCCTCCTTTTATCCCTCCTACTGCTTTGAATGCTGCTTGAGCTTCCTTTATCTTTTGTTGAGCTGCTTTTGCTGTTGCTGCTGCTGCTTCTACCTTTACTTTAGCTTCTTCAAATTTAGCTTTTGCTTGTTCAAATTTTTGCTGCGCTTCTCTAGCTTTTGCTATTGAGTTATCTACTATATCTGCCATTATTCAGTAAATACTTTTTTAGATTGAAATGTTATTACTTGTGACTTCAATAACCCTACTACTGCTTTGAGTTCTGGACCTGTTGTTATTAGTTGGGTTACAGGGCCTCCTAAAGGTGTTGTTGCTGTTGACATTGCGTTAGCTACGCTCTCTAGCGTATCTAGTAGAGTTACTAGCCAGTTTTCTAATTGAATTCCTAGTATAACAGGTTCTTTTGTAGTTGCTGTTCTTGCTGCTTTTCCTAAGTAAATCTTTTTTGCATCTACACAAAAATAGCTATCTGCATCTAGGTTTATTGTTTTCGCATTCAGTCCTATTGATTCTTTTGCAGATATAAAAGCAGAGTCGTTTTTTGCATTAAAATATAATCTTCCACCATTTATAATTACTTGATTGCCAATATATTGTTCAGAAGTTAGTGGAACTACGTCGTAAGAATCTCTTTTAGCATTAGCTGATTTAAGAGAAGCCTTATGGTCAGATAATAAGTGTATTGAGTTCAGATCTTCGTTTATATCTTCGTATATAGCGCTATCTCCTTCTTGTGTTTCGATTTGTCCATTACTTATTAAAATTATAGGCTTTCCATTATTGCTTGTATCTATAAAATCTAAGTTAGTTCCTTTGTTTCCTCCAAATCGTATAGATTGTCCTAGCCTACCTTCTATTACAAGATCTCCAGGATTAACTTGAAGTGGGTTTATTGTTGACTGCTCTTTCTGTCCTCCTATTATCCTATCTTGCCAGTTTTGTTGCTTAGTATCTGGACTTGCGTTATGATGTGGATGATTCCATACATTAACTACTTTAGTCCAATAATCTACCCTACTTGTAGGACTATTTGCAATAGGTGATGAACTTATTTCAACTATTTCCCCTTCCATAGGAACTACCCTAAAAGTAGAGCTTCCTTGTTTTGCAAATTTAACAGAATCGCCAATGGCACTATCAATTGATTCGTCACTTTCATTTTTCATTACTCTATAAAACACTCCATTTAACATAGAGGAATCTTTATAGTCTGGATCTTTTGCTGATATTATGGTTTTTATAACTCGTCCGTAGGTAGTGGTTGAGTTTGTTTTACCTCCTCCTCCTGATCCTTTGTTACCTGTTCGTGCTGTAAAATGTGACTTATATGCCATTACTCGTCCTTGTTATCTAACTTTTTGCCTATTTGCTCACTCTGTTCCATTAACCTTGCTAGCTCTTCTGGATTGAAGAAATCTGCTTCCGATCCTTTACCTCCGTTGTCAAATCTCTGTACGAGAGCTACCATTTTAATTAGGTGCTCATCGTTCTTTACTCCTACCTCTAAGTACTCTTTAATCATAGGTACGACAAGGGTCGCATCTCCTATATTCTCTACAAGAGGTTTTAACTCTCCTATAAGAGCATTAACTTGTTTTGATTTGCTTCGAGAGTTGTCGTAGATCTCTTTTAAGATGTCAGAGACTGTTTTTGTTCCAAAAATTGTAGTATCTAATCCCATGGTGTATTTATTATATAAATATGTTATTGAATTAAAAATCCTGCTTCTTGGTAAGTTTTATGCAAAGTATAAAACTCATCCTTGAGTTTAGAAATAACCTTAGTAAGTGTAGGAGTTTCACAATCAGTCATTTCTCTTATATAAATGTATAGAGCTTTCTTTCTAAAAATTTCCAAGTCATTACGTGTTGTAAATAGAGTTAAAATTGCATCTGCAACTTTTTGATCTTGCTCTTTAGGAAAAAGGGTTTCTATGTTTTCATAACTATTTTGTACAAAAAGGTTAACAATTGTAGCTATTTTAACTTTTCGTTCCGAGTTTGCAACTTCTCCTACTTCATACGAATCTTCCATTTCGTCAAAGGATCCTATTTGTTTCAGCTTTTTATAATTCTTGTTATTGTAATTTATAAGCCATCTCTTAACGATTGTTTGAAAGTACGAAAATGCTTTAGCACCGTTAGTTGAATCAAATCTAAATAACTTTTCTTCAACAAGCATGCTTACTACATCTAATTTTAAATCCTCAATACTATCGACATCGAGATAGTAAAATTTAAAAGTGTGTATAATATTTTCTGCTAACTTATATAATGGATAGTATATTTCTTTTGTAAATATCTTATCTCTAAAAACAGGATCAGAGGATGCGTTATACCTTACGATTGCATCCTCTGTTTCTTGTGTAAAATAGTAATTATCTTTATTTTGTGGCTTTGCCATAGTCTTCTGGGAGACGGTAATCATTTATAGTTTCTTGTATTTGTTTCATAAAATTAAAGAAGACCCCTACTTCATCATCGGATCTAAATGCACCTTTTTCATCTAATTGTTCAACGTAAATTTTTGATTCATTAATAAGGTACGCAACATTTCTTAAATATCCTACTTGGTATTCTATAATACCCTCTTGCTTAATTACTTTACGATTTAGGTTATATACCAAGTATCCTAAAACTAATACTACTATAAATAATATTCCTACTAAAATTCCCATACTAAATATTTTGAATTAAATTTGCTAAACCTTGCGAAGTCTTAGTAGGTTTCCCTGTAGTAGTTTTAACCTTCTCTACCTTTGCTGGAGGTTGCTTTTGTTCATTTATATGCCTATCATACTCTATTTTAGAAGCTAATAAATCTGCTTGGTGTAGAATATTAATTAGATTAGTTCTAAATTTAGAATCTGGATTAAAAGAAATATAATAAGCTTTGTTTGAATCATCATATAATCCATCATGTAATTTAATAGCTAAGAATTCCTTTTCACTCATAGCTACCCCGTATTGCTGAAGAGTAAATAAGGATCTATCCTGAATTAACATAAAGGCACTAGTTTTATTTACTGTATAGATTTCTCCTAATTTATCTTTTCTCCAGGCATCTGTCTGAGGGATGTACATTGGATCCCCTTTAACACCTATTTTACCTAAATCATGATTAAGTGCTGTAAATACTAATTCTTCATCTGTAAAGTCTATAGTAGCTCCCATTTCTTCCCATAACTGCTTTGTCTTTAGAGCACAGTGCACTACCCTATTAACATGCTCTATGTACCCCCCAGCAAAGGCATTATGAAAAGAAGGTTTGGTTGAAGCAGGAGACATAATCATTTCTTCAGAAAGATCAAGATAGAGAGCTTTTAATTTCCCTTTACGTTCTCCCGTTATAAAAGTATCTACAATCTTAAGATGTTTATCCCAATTCTTTTGTATTTGCTCCGCTGTTAATTCCATTAGTCTTGGTGCTCTGTATTTAACAAAGTTCTAAGATCTCCTATCTTTTCTAAAAGAGTCTCTACTAAACTATAAGCTGTATCTAATTCATTTTTATGAATATTATACCCCATACCTTTTACTTCTGCTTCGAATCTTTCTAGTTTTTGTTCGAATAAATTTTTGTTTCTCATTTTAATTTATTTTTTTTAATTTTTTTTATCCCCTTTTTTCTCTTTTTTGTTAAAGGCTATAGATTGAAGTTACCGATTTTTTTTTAAAGAAACAACAGGTAAGATTTTACCGCGCATTTTATATATATACCTTAATAAACAATAGGATTTCCAACCATAAACAACGCTCCTACTTCGCGTACTTTATCAAAAGCCGTTAAGGGATCGACAGTAAAAAACTCCCTACTACCTCCCATATCCGATGAAACCCTTTGCGATGCAAAGAAACTATGCACTGCTTGTTCCACTTTATACGCCGAACCCTTACTAACACATATGGCGAACTTAGCAACCCATTCATCTACCGTACTAGAGGCGTTTAAACTTGTAACTCTGCCATTAACTGTTGTAGTTGTCATTCCTATCTTAACTATGCCGCGATGTCCCGCATTTACAAGAATATACACGTACTCAATATTATCAGTACTTTTTTGTACTATGTTTGAATTTTGTACACCATGGAGGTATCTCCACGAATATGTACTAGTATTTTGATCTACTATCCCCTGAGGTATTTCTATACTATATTTTGCCGAAATGAATGTAAGTAGTTTTTCTGGAGATATGTGTCTATGCTTTGATTGTAACTTGACAAAATTTTCCTTCCAAGCTATTCCTTGGTCTCCTAGGGGACCTACAGATTTTGGTGATGGATCAATAATTGTAATATCTCCTATCGATTCAAGATGCATTGCTTGATCCAATGTTATTTTATCCTTGTACATCGCTTAGTTTTTGTTAATAAACGAAAGTATTACTACTGCCAATATTATTGGCCAAAATAGTATATACATCGTAATTTGTAAAAAAGTATACTGTTCACTTGATTTTAAGTAGTATATACAAATATCACTTACCAACGCAAATGCTAGTCCTATAGCTAAGTAACTGTGTAAATAATGTGCAAGTACTGGATCAATTGTCATAATGTTTATTGTTTAAATTATCTTGTTGTTTTATATATGTAAATATACGAACAAACATTTAGTATACCAACTATTTTTTAAAAAAAATATGTATAAATTTTAAAATAATTGCGCAAGTCTCATACATCTCGTTATCCTGGTAAAACTGTAGTAATTGATTTAATGCACTATTAACTGCATTAGGTTTAAACTCATGCAATATGTCTCTCACCGTATCTTGGTGTATCTCATCCATTGTTTCGAGGTAGGTGATAATCTTATCGAAGTACTTGAGTTTTATCGAATGTTTTACGTCAATATACCTTTGTCCATATTTGTAAATATACATCTCGTTGAGTATTGTATAATTTTGTACTGCAGTTATTACTGTGCCAAATAATATGAAACTATTATCAACAATGTATGGTATTCCGTGTTGTTGGTAGATAGCTTCGTCTCCCTGGGAAAATATATTGAATAGATTATTGCTGTCTAGGTTCTTCATTGTATATAAATATATATGTTGTATATAATCAAATTTTATGCAAAAAATTTTTAATGCATTGTTGCAAAAAATAACAAAAAGGTTGTATATTAAATATAGACAAGAAACCAATAGTATTACAACATAAGAGGTAGGTAAGGGATATAGGTGGTAACTATGCTAGGGATAGCAGCTATGTCGTGATAAGGCAGGAGGACAACTTGAATAGTATACCTTTTTAGGAAGGATTGAGTACAATACGATCTTGGGAAAGATTGAAGTACTATTGAGGAGATACGATTCATAACAACTTCCAAACTTATACTAAGTAGTTTATATAAATATATATCCCCATACCTCAATTTTAGTCAGAAATAGATAAACCTATAGGAGCTGCGGAAAACCGCCTGTAAAACCGTTGCATGAAAACAACGATCAAACTTATTTCAAATTGACATCACAGTGACATCACTATGACCTCGGTAAGAATTTTCCAAAAAAAAAGTTAGTCCGAAGACTAACCTTTAAATTCTACTAAGTCCGAAAACTTATACTTGACTAATACTCTCTTCTTCAGTACGAAAGTGAACCCTTGAAAACCTAACCTACCTACCTTAGGTATGTTACATTCGTAATCATCTATAACTACTCTCTCATCTATAGAAGATCTAGACTGTCTCATTATACATCCAGCATCCTTATTGTAAGAATAAGTACAAGCTCCTTTGTAAGTTGGTACTCCGATTGTAAAGATTGTACCGCTTAAGAATTGTTCTCTTGTCATCATATTGTTTGTTGTTTTAATTATTGATACCTAAAGATACTGAATTAATAGATCGCTTGCAACTTTATTTTAATATTTAATCAACATGAATTTATCTATGAAGTATTCTCTACTACGATCTACATTACCTTTCAAGTAAGGAGATTTTTCAAATTCTATTAGACCTGATTCATACTTCATAAGCAATCCTACTCTACTATCTTTTGATTGTATATCTTCGAAAAAAAACTCTAGATCTGAATGAAGATCATTAACACTGTACCACTCATTTAATTGAAATTCCATAACCTTTTGTTGTTTTAATTATTAATACCTAAAGATACTGAATT